TGCATCTCTTGCACCATATTCTGTTGCTCCTGCCTGTAATGCTGTATTTGCACCACCTGTAATCATAGAAGTCAAAGCACCTCTACGCTCTGAACTATCTTGATCCATTGCCCTTGCATAATTCATTTTTGCATTAGATTTCGCTGTTTCTTCATTTTGATATATATCTCTGGATGTATCTGTAACTGTTCTTCTTACATCAGCTTCAGACTCTCTTAATCCTCTTTGTAAAGCTACAGAATTACCCATTCCCTGGTTAATGGCACTACCTATATATTTATTTCTGGCTACTTGAGCATTGTTTCCTGCCTGTGTTCCCACTTTATTTAATATATTAGATTCCTGTGCTTGAGATAAATTTCCATTCCTGGATCTTTCTCGTAGCATCTGACCATACTTGGTATTCTGAAATCTTGGTTGTAATAATCGTGAACCACTTTGTGCCATATTACCGACACCTTTAGCGATCATCATCATTGTTGCTGGATTAATAGCCATAGTTACTCCGTTTCAATTCTCATTCGTTCTACCGAGAACACATTGGTACTCGATGGGGTTGTTAGTTCTATTTCAAAGTTTTTACCGTAGCGTTTAATAGGGAATCTGTTTACGCCACCATCGGCTGTAATATCTTTTGTAAAGGATACACTTCCTGCACCATCCAGGTATATATTTACGGTTAAAGTGTCTGTGCCTGTAAATTTTACCATACCATAGCGAAGTAGTTTTTTTTGGTCTAAATCCAATCGGAATCGTTTACTTTTCCAGGCTATTCCCACTGCTTCTGGCACATCAAATTTCTTTACATCGGTATCTGTATTATCCCAGGCTACTGGTCCACTATTTTCACCAAAGGTTAGTATATCTAAATTGGTAGATGTGTTTACTTCACGCCAGGTTTTAAGTGTTATATGATATGCCCATACCTCTTGGGTTGCAGGGCTTCCTGTTTGCCATGTATACAGGATTTCATTGTTCTTTTGATCATAGACACCCTTGATGTTTTTTTTGTCTGTAGCAAGTAAAAATTGATCCTCTATTCCTAATGTGATTTTCTCCATAACAGAAGGAGTTGCATCGGAACTGGCTACTGTATTTGATTCTAATCTGTAAATACCATCGTGGTGTACAAAATAAACACTGTCATGCACTTCAACAATACCTTCTGGTGCAATGTTACCTATATTAATTTTTGATTCTTTTCGCACCCAGCTGGTTGGAGAAGAAGGATTTACTACATCCAGGACAAATATAGCCTGGGCTTTGAATACAATAAGTCTACCAAACAATTCTGATAATCCTGTAATCTGTCCTCCTTCACGATCTGGGAAAGGAATCACATTGCTGACTGGTCTTACATCGTAAGCATTTAATTCGCTGTACGCTACCCAATCGTTCTGCACTTCGTTTTCATTACCAGGATCCAAAACAATATTACCTAAAAATAATCTGCCCTTTAAGATCTTGGCATACTGTGCATTAATTTTTATTTTAGTTTCTTGACCATAAGGATGTTCACCTAACGAAGTTGATCCTTTGTCATTAATGGTTATTTCGTTTGTTGTACCTAAAACAACAGAGGTGTCTGAAAAAGTAGATAGTACGACTTGATCTACCCAATTACCCGACTGAAATGCTTTATCGGTTTCAATAAGCGTAAACCCTAAATGATCACTCCATGTAGTATATGCTTTTTGAATTTTAAATGTTTGTGAAGTTGAACTTGGTTTTGTTCCTACAAATTTTTGATTTAGTAAGCTATTTAATTTCATTGTGCCATCAGTATCTCTCCAGGGGGACATATCATAAGGCTCTGTAGCTCCAGTTGCCAGTGATGGAAGAGGAATAGCAACACCCATATATTTTCCTGCAAATGCACCTTCGTTTTTTGTACTAATTTCTGTTTTCCAACCTGGTCCAAACCTTTCTCTGAATATTTTCCATGATTCATTGTGAAAGCGACCATTCATACTATCATCGGTTGTTATTTTATACCATCCAGTTACCGATGCTGACTCATTTCTAATTACATCATATTTACTGTGCGATCGAGTTAAAGAAGCATCTCCTGCACTTCCATTCCACCCTCTTATAATTGTAATATTTGTTCCAGAAATACCATTTAACTTTATTTTTTCAAGATTTGATCCATCATCATCTTCAACAGTATTATTTTCCCCAAGTTTTAACTTTCTTCCTCCTAATTGATACACCTGTCCATTAACAAGACCTGTATTTGTATTTACGGTCATAGTGGTATCAGTAGAAGCATTATCACCTAAATCTGCTTCTAATCGAACAGACCCTACTTGGTCAAACCCTGCAATCGCACTTACTTTTTCTATTTTTTGTTTTTCAAAAGATCCAACTTTAATAGCATATTCGCTATAACTTGTTCCCCCCCATTCATAAAAGTCATTATCAATAATGGTATTTTGATTGTTTGTAACATTTCCTGTGTTTCCATCATTTAACCAGTTTTTTATTGCATTGTCTTGGTCTTTTACAAAAATAGTTTTATCATTAAAAGCTTCTATGTTTAATTCTAATTCTACATCAGATGATGTACCAATATTTAATTCGGATGTTCCTGCATCTACAAAATTATAAGAAGTAATCAACTTATATGTTTCATATACACCACTTAACTTTTCTGCACGATAAAGATGTAAACCTGTAATACGCTTACTCATAGTAGAAATTGGTAAATCAATAACTATTTTTATTTCTGATTTCTGAATATCTCCATCATCACTATTGGTTACAACTTGCTTAATATTATCATCATCAATTTGTGTTTCTTGGACACCATCATAAACTGCTGTTACTGTGTATTTTACTGTATCAGATTGTCGCAAATCTTCATCTGTTTTTCTTGTTTCTACATTTTTAAAAGTAAATGGATTTGTAAGCCTGTTTGCTTCAGCAAAGAATGCAGGACCGTATACAGTATTCCCATTAAACAGACTACGATCAATATATCCTAACCAGGCTCCCTTTGCCTCATTACTGCCTACCTTTGCAATATTACCTGGCAATACTCGTAAGGTATCTCCAAATGGTATAATTGGGTTTCTGTCCTTTTTATGGTATAAAGCTGGTATATCATATTTACTGGTAACATCAATCCATCGATATTCACAATCGCCAGATCCATTCCAGGTATTTGCCAACCAACCAATGTCAGTCATTCTGTATAAATCAGCACTATTTGCTCCAGTTACATTTAGTGCTTCCGATCCATATATACCAATATAACCTTTAGCGTGTTCAAAAAACACTTCTCCACCATGTGTTTCGGTTACACAATCAGCAAAACAAGTAGGATTCCATTTACTCTTGGCAGATCCATCTACTACAACAGCTTGGTTATTTATAGTTGCTACCGATAGCCCTGTACTGACAGAATACAATTTACCATTTACTTGAACAGTCGGACTACTACTACCATCAAAAACATCATCTGTACCGACTATAAGATATGTTGATCCTGGAGAATTGTATGTAGATGAAATAAATTCAATATCTGTATTATTTGCAAAAATACTTGTATTAATATTATTAAACCCTGTTAATACACTGGAATCAGAATGTGTTGAATATTGTAACTTTGTTTGTCCACTGCTGTTTAAATAATGAATAACTAAACTATGGCTTCTGTTGCTATTTTGTTTAAAATTAGCTGATTCTATTGCTTTAAATGTTCCGACAATAAGTGTTCCATATTCTACCCAGGATCCAAAAGACAATGCATCGTTATGATATAAATAAAATCTTCCCCCTATGTCTTTAGCAATAAATAAATATTCATGATTATTATCAGAAGATCCAGAGACACCAGAACTACTTAAATTATTTGTTGAAGATATTGAAGCAAGACCAGCAAATTGACTTGCTGTTATTCCACTGGTGCTAATGGTAGAAACACTATCAGAGGATGTGATCTGGTACAGAGCAATTCCTTTAATTAATAAATAAAGTTTACCATTAACTACTTTCATCCAAGAATCGCCAGTTGCAAGGGCTGATGATAAGTTAGAGCCCACAACAGATTCAGATACAGTTCCATTACTACTACAAGTGTATTTTACTATAAAATTATTATTAGTTCCACTTTCTGTATATGAATGATGCACATAAATAGCGTTATTAAACCCAATCATGCTTCCTGTAAAGTATACACTTTCATCTCTGTAAGTAGCATGAAATTGAGTGCTTAAATCAGCTACAGAAGAACCAACACAAGTAATTAGATTTTTTCCATCCTGCGAAACTTTAGCAATACTTAATGCTCTCCCATTCATAGATGCGATTGCTACATCATATATTTTCCCTTGTAAAGTGCTGTCGTGAGATATTAAATCATGCATTAATAAATGAGTATTATGCTTCCCACTAAAAGATTGTGCTGATGCACCAGTTGCTAATGTGTTACTAAAAAAACTACCACCCCATGTCTGGGCAGTATCTGTATTGATTCCTACTTTGGTTGTGGAAGGAATTACATCAGCAGATTCATATACTCCTATTGGTGTTGCTGGGCTTCCACTTGTAATAGATGCTTGTGGAGATGCATTATTCTTAATATCCTGTACTAATACCTGGTCATCTTCTGTTATACCATGTGCTGATGCTGTTTGAAACCATACAATATTATCTTCTATTTGTAAATGATCTGTTACATCGGGCAATGAACTATCCCACCACCATAATTTTACGGATTGATCAGTAGCTTCTACCGTTACCAATAAATATCGATACCCATCTCCTGCATCATTAACATCTCCTTCAAACTTATCCGATACAAATGTAAATATATTATGTACTGTATAGGCTTTGGATGGGCTATAGGAATCGTTTACAAAGGTTAAGCCAATAGAAGGTATACCCGAAGCTGTTCCAGCCCCAAATGTCTTTTCTAATTTTCCTGCCTGGATCTTTAGGTTTTTTATTTCCTGGGCGACATTATCTGGAAGATCTTCAATATCAGCATTGGTTAAAACCCCATCAAATTCTTTTATATCAATAAAATTTGCCATTAAGGATTTGGATAATTAGGGTATATAGGATCGATTAATGAATTAGAGGAAGAATAATCAAAAGGTAACCCTTCTCCTACGACTCCAGTAGCTGGATTCTGGTTGTATTTACCCAGATATTCATAAGCCCTGGT